AGCCCTAAAAAGCGTCAGTGGGGAACGCAGGACGATTTGACCTGTGCTCAGTGGATCTGGAAAAAAATCATCGCCCTGTACGAACAGGCCGCGGAGAGTGACGGCGAGCTGGTTCGTCCGAAGGAACCTAACTGGACCGTCTGGGCAAATGAAATTCGCCTGATGTGTGCTCAGGACGGGCGTACCCACAAACAGATCTGCGAAATGTACAGCCGGGTCAGCCGTGATCCGTTCTGGTGCCGTAACATTCTCAGCCCCTCAAAGCTCCGGGAAAAGTGGGATGAATTGTCACTGCGTTTGTCCGCACCCATCGGCGGACGTTTCGAAAACCGTGAAGATCCGATGTTCAAATCCAGCTACGGGAATGTGGATTACAGCCAGATCCCGACAGGGTTCAGGGGGTGATATGAGTCTTATGGGAGACGTTCAGAAATTCATTGAATCACATCCGGGATGTACTTCCAGCGATATAGCGAATGCTTTTGCAGATTTCCCGCGTAAAAGCGTCCTGCAGTCGGCAAGTAAGTTACGCCAGTGCGGGCGTGTTGCTCATCGCTTTGAAGGTAAAACTCGCAGGCATTTTGCTCTTGAGACAGACATACAGCCGGATCAGGAGCCAGATATCGGAACTAAACCTGTGCGGAGCTGTTATGTCGGAACCAACGACCCGCAGGTGATTATGCATCTGATACGTCAGGCAGAAACACTGGAGTCGGGAGGGTTGTTCCGTCGTGCAGCTACGGTATGGATGGAGGCATTCCGGGAGAGTCATATCCCGTCGGAACGTAGCGCCTTTCTGGCGCGCCGTGAACGGTGTTTGCGGAAGAGCAGAAAGTATGTTGCATCAGGTAGTGAGTGGTATCTGTCAGGGAATTATGTGGGGTCTTAATGAGCAATAAATATTGGCAGGCGCTGGCAGAACTGCGCAACAAATCAGCACATGAACTAAAAGAAGTCGGCGATCAGTGGCGGACACCAGACCTGCTTTTTTGGGGCATTAATGCGATGTTCGGTCCCCTAACGCTGGATCTCTTTGCTGACGACGATAACGCTAAGTGCCCTGTGTGGTACACCGCCGATGATAACGCGCTGGTACAAGATTGGGCTGAAATGCTGGAGTCAATCGGCGGGGCCGCATTCGGTAATCCACCCTATAGCCGCTCTCAGTACCACGAGAAGCAGGCGATCACCGGCATGACCCACATCATGGATCACACAATGGCGATGCGTGAAAAGGGTGGGCGTTACGTGTTCCTCATTAAAGCAGCGACAAGTGAAACGTGGTGGCCGGAAGACGCTGACCACATCATGTTTATCCGCGGTCGTATTGGTTTCGATCTCCCAGTGTGGTTTGTTCCTGCGGACAATAAGCAGAAACCCACTGGTGCTTTCTTTGCTGGCGCCATTGCAATCTTCGATAAATCCTGGCGCGGCGAGCATTTCAGCTACATCAGCCGTACCGAACTGGAGGAAAAAGGGAAGGCGTTTATGTCACTGGTCGAATTTGCTGCGGGAAAGGTTCAGCCACCAGCCACCACGGTTCCAGAGCAAGAAGAACCCATTGTAGCGCCAGCAGTATTACCTGATGTGGATTCGCGTATCTGGCCGCTTGAGGTTGGTCTGGTGTTCAACCAGGTTGAGGGGGCGGATTCTCTGGACGCATTACAGCAGAACAAGCTGAAAGCCAACATTAATCAACTCTGGCTGGAACGAACGGCCACCAGCGAAATCATTACTGCAGCTTCTGAACTTGTTCGCAATATGCGGGGAGAGGCCGTGTGAAACTGATCCTGCCTTTTCCTCCGAGCGTGAACACTTACTGGCGCGCCCCTAACAAGGGGCCGCTGGCCGGTCGTCACCTCATTAGCGCTGATGGCCGTAAATACCAGAGCGCTGCCTGCGTGGCGATCATTGAGCAATTACGACGTCTCCCGAAGCCATCGACTGAACTAGCAGCGGTAGAAATCATCCTGTATCCGCCAGATAAGCGGATCAGGGATTTGGACAACTACAACAAAGCGCTGTTCGACGCACTGACCCACGCAGGAGTCTGGGAGGACGACAGCCAGGTAAAGAGAATGCTGGTGGAGTGGGGACCAGTTTTCCCGAAGGGGAAGGTAGAAATCACGATCACGAAATTTGAAACAGGGGCGGGTGCAGCCGCCTGAACATGGAGAAAGAAGCATGAATAATTTAATGGTCATTGATGGTATCGAAGTTCGCCGCGACGTTCATGGGCGCTATTGTCTTAACGATTTGCACCGTGCTGCTGGTGGAGAGCAGAAATATCGTCCGAAATACTGGCTTGATAATAAGCAAACCCGTGAGCTGATTGAGCAACTTTTCACCGAGGGCGGAATTCCATCCTCGGAACAAAATCAATCAGTTAGATTTTTTCAGGGCGGTAGTGATACCCGAAGTTTGGTACGTGCTCCAGTAAATACTATTCGCGGTGGTGCTGAACAAGGTACATACGTATGCAAAGAATTGGTGTTTGCTTATGCAATGTGGATCAGCCCGTCTTTCCATCTCAAGGTGATCCGCACGTTCGATCGGATTACCAGTGCGCCACAAACATCTTCTGGTATGGCTGCCGATAAGATGCAGGCGGGGGTGATTCTGCTGGGTTTTATGCGCAAAGAGTTAAACCTGTCCAATTCATCGGTACTGGGCGCGTGCCAGAAACTCCAGGAGGCAGTGGGACTACCTAACCTGGCGCCACAATATGCCATTGATGCTCCGGCTGGCGCGCCGGATGGTTCAAGCCGCCCGACGCTTGCACTGAGCGCGCTGTTAAAACAGCATGGTATCCGGATGACGGCTAATCAGGTGTATCAGCAGTTAGCGAAGCTGGGTGTTGTTGAACATCGTGAGCGTTACAGTCGTTCCGCGATTAACGGCATTAAAAAATTCTGGTCGCTGACGGCGAAGGGCTGCATGTTCGGCAAAAACATCACCAGCCCGGCAAACCCTCGCGAGACGCAACCGCATTTCTTCGAATCCAAATTCCCTGAGCTGCTGAAGCTGCTCGATACCGTTCATTGAGGTGATCGTGAGAGCGTTACTGACCCCTGAAATTGCTCCCCGTATGGGCGTTGTATTGTTCAGGCCGGGATCGGAACTGATGCCCCTGTTTATGCAGGGGCGTGTTCTGCTTGAACCAGAGCCGGAACAATATTCATCTTTCGCCTGCGGCGCGGTCCCGGCGGTATCACAGCCGCTGGCGGATGATCCTGCTGTTCGTGATGTGTTCCGTAATGAGTCGGTTATCTATCGTGCTGGTGGTCTGGCTAGTCTGGAAAGCTGGCTACTCCGGGGGAATGGCTGTCAGTGGCCGCATTCAGACTGGCACAGCGAACAGATGACAACCATGCGCCACGCCCCGGGGGCAATCCGACTGTGCTGGCACTGCGATAACCTGCTGCGCGAACAGTTTACGGAACGGCTGAAATCAATAGCTGTGGAGAACACGACAAAATGGGTTTTATCGGTTGTTTGTCGTGATCTGGGTTTTGACGATATGCACGCAGTTACTCTCCCGGAACTGTGCTGGTGGATGGTACGCAATGACCTGGCAGAAGTCTTACCGGAGAGCGCTGCGAGAAAAGCATTAAGGATGCCGAAGGCAATTGTCCAGTCAGCTACCCGTGAAAGTGAAATTGTTCCCTCGGTGCCGGCCACCAGCATTGTACAGGATAAGGCGAAAAAGGTACTGGCGCTCAGGGTTGATCCGGAATCGCCGGAAAGCTTCATGTTACGTCCGAAACGCCGTCGATGGGTCAATGAGAGATATACCCGCTGGGTTAAATCCCAGCCGTGCGCCTGCTGCGGGAAGCAGGCGGATGATCCGCACCACCTGATAGGCTACGGTCAGGGAGGGATGGGAACAAAGGCGCATGACCTCTTTGTGCTGCCGTTGTGCAGAACGCATCACAATGAGTTACATGCGGACACCGTGGCATTCGAAGAGAAATACGGCTCTCAACTGGAGTTGATATTTCGTTTTATCGATCGCGCGCTGGCAATTGGCGTGCTGGCGTAAATGGAGAACGCTTAATGATTAAACCTTCTGAAGTTGGTAAGTCTGGTGAAATGGTTCGCCACACTGCTGGTAGGGAACTCGGTAACGGATATGGTTATTCTGAACATCATAAAACAGTGTATGACCGTGAGCGTTATCTCGAAAAATTGCTGGCAACCATCAAACCCGTGACGCGTGCTGAAGCCGAGGAGGTGTGCCGCTGGTTCCTTGCAAGTGAAAAGGGCCAGTACATGGAAAACCACGGCGCGGCGGTGATGTTTAACCTGGTAGGGGAGTGTGAAGAATGAAACTGGAGGCATCACTAAAACACTTTAGCCCTCAGGGAATGCACATCAGCGACGACGTGAAAGGAACCTCTCCGGATCGTATCACCGGCACCGATGTTATGGCGGCTATTGGTACCACCAGCAGCCGCGCGCGGTTTGGTCTGTCAGCATTTTTCGGTAAGGCCGGGATCAGCAAAACGGATGAGCAACTGGCGGTACAGGCGCTGGCGCGACATGCGATGGAGACGGCTCCGAAGAACGTCAGGAAGGCCGCCGGATGTGAGTTCGGATGGTGTATGCAGGTACTGGCGCAGTTTGCCTTTGCTGAATATTCCCGTTCGGCGGCCACCACTGTGGCATGTCACACCTGTAAAGGCAGCGGACGAATTACCAGGACGCAGACAACACGCAAAGTATCTTATCCGTGGGGAAAAGCGCCATACTGGGCCAGCCGTTCCCGTGCCGTTCGTCCGTCAGACTGGGAGCAGTGGACAGAGGTAACGGAGATAGTGCCGACAGTCTGTGACGCCTGCGAAGGTAAGGGAACGATAAGCGCCCGGTGCCGTTGCGGTGGTAAGGGTGAGGTGCTCGACCGCAAAGCCACAAGCGAGTGTGGTGCGCCGGTGTTTAAAGCCTGTGAGCGTTGCGGCGGGAAGGGATTTTCTGCGGTACCGTCTACTGCAGCCTATAAAGCGATACTAAAACGTGTTCCAGATCTGCATGTCAGAACGTGGACCCGCAACTGGAAACCTTTTCTGGAGTCGCTGGTGGAGATTTGTTACAGAGAAGAATCCAGGGCAGACAGTGCATTTCAGAATGCCACGCGTTTTAATGATGATGGCGGAAAAATTTAGTTTTTTTACAACGTGGGGCTTGATTTTGTCCGAAGTTGTCCGTACGCTACATGATTATGGATTTTTGCGCCTTTTGGTGATTAAGTTTAAAGGCCCGCAATGTTGCAGGTTCTACTATACGTTAACTTTTTAGTGAACATCTATTAATAATTTATCAATTAATAAATTCTTTTTTATTATACATCAAAAAATGAAATGTTTTTTGTGTCTAAATAATATGGAATGAATTTAATGGGCTATAGTTTTATATGTTGCCATAATGATTGACAACCTTGAAACCAATTATTCTTAAGGAGTAGGAAATGGCTCAAATTAGGGAAATGTTGGATCAATCACAAGAAGCTCAAACTAAAGAACAACTTCAATTCCTCATAAATGCAGCTCAAGGGAAATTAAATGAGCAAAAAGAGAAGTTAGAGAAAATTTTTTTGAATCCGTCTGCTGAAGAAAAAATAAGAGTTATTCCTGATACGCAAATCAGATGGTACGATGAGTATCGTTGTAATGTAAAATCTGGAGCTTCGGATAGTATTGATAAAGTAATTGATGCCTTTTTTACCGGAGAAAGCGGATTAGTCGATGGGTTTAAGGGGTTGGTGAAAACTGGCTTGTCGACAATTTTAGGAAATGAGCAGGCTGGAGAATGTCAACAAAATATATATGTTGTTGGTATGGAACATAACGCGATAATTCGAGTTGATATATCTTCATGGCGTTATAATTATACATCTGACGGTATTATTGGGAAAGTTAAGGATGTCTATTGCACCACTTTCTGCAAATCAGTCGTAGACCATACTAAGGTACGTTTGGATACATTAGTATATTTGATCTCAGAACAGGCTGGAGATGATATTGACAAACTGGAAGATTATATAAACAAATTAAAAAGAATTTGGAAGCTTATTGAAAATGAATCACCATTATCCGTGCAAAAACGAGTAACTCCCCTGTTAAATGCTCGATATGATGCTTATCTGAGATTAAATAAGCTTTAAATATACCATATGCATGGTAGTTTAGTAATAATATTCAGCCCCGCATTCACGGGGCTCTCACATTTTAAGGGCCGCCATTTTGCGGCCTTTTAAATTTTCAGGCTCACGGGAATCATCCGCTACGTGCTTTGTTGATAAATCCAGCCCGTGAAGCCTTCCCCCTTTGATCACACACTGAGCTATCGGTGGTGAGGCTGTGACTGGAAAGAGCAGCCTGTACAACAGGATTTGAGTTGTGGTTTCTTGCACCGCGGCATTTTCTGCTTCGCCATATACTATTTGCTTTGTCTTGCGGAGGTGTGAATGAAAGAAGGGTATTACTGGATTCAGCATAACGGTGTTGTTCAGGTGGCATACTATACGAACGACACAGTTGACGATCTGGAATCAGGACAGCTTATTGTTGGTATCTGGCATCTGACAAGGGGCGATGATATCTGCCATAACGGCGAAGCAGAAGTACTTTCCGGACCGTTACAATCACCAGTTTAAATGATTTCAACCTTATCAGGGCTGCCATCAGGCAGCCTTTTTTATTTCCCCTCATAACTGAGAGGACCCACACAACCAGAGGGGGATGAATGTCCGAACCTGTATCCAGTGCGACAGTGTTGGCTGGTGGATTAATGGGGGCCAGTGTATTTGGTCTGGCAACCGGAACCGACTATGGTGTGGTATTCGGCGCTTTTGCCGGCTCGGTATTTTATGTCGCCACGGCAACCAACATCGGACGCATCAGGCTGGTCGCTTATTTTATCACGTCATTTATTGTGGGAGTGCTTGGCGCCGGGTTGATAGGTACTAAGCTTGCGGCAATAACGCATTATGAAAAACCACTGGATGCACTTGGCGCAGTGATTATTTCTGCAATGTGTATAAAGTTTCTCACTTTTCTTAACAGTCAGGATCTGAACAGCCTGTTCAGTATTCTTTCTCGTATCAGGGGAGGGGGATCAAATGGTAGCAAATGACCCTTCTGCAGTTCTGAATGCCGTAATTTGTGGGGTAATAGTCATCGTTCTGATGTTTTACCGACGCGGTGATGCGACACACCGTCCCCTGATTTCGTTACTGGCCTATGTCATGGTGCTGGTATATGCCAGCGTCCCTTTCCGGTTTGTTTTTGGTTTATATGAATCATCCCACTGGCTGGTGGTGATGGTGAATATCCTTATCTGCGCCGCTGTGCTGTGGGCTCGCGGTAATGTGGCGCGTCTGGTCGATGCACTGAGGCACTGATGAATCAACAACAATTTCAGCAGGCGGCTGGTATCAGCGCCGA